CTCTTTCAGCAGAACCAGCGTCTGCAGAGCCAGTTCCCATCTGTATCATATTTTGAAGTGAGGCAACCTGATTAAATGTCGAGTTGTCTGTAGTTCCCAAAGTCAGAGGCATTAAAGCTTGTCTTGGGTCACCATTCGTTAGTATAGTCTTACCAGGTCTAACCTCAAACTTTACTCCACGCGGCAACTTAGTCGCATCTGCTGCCATCATGGGTGTAGTTGTTAGGGCTAATGAGTCAATTCTTGCTCTCATTTCAGTGTCTAGTGCTTTTTGAGGGTTGTAACCCTTCTCACAAACACCTCTACCCCAGAATTTGTTTGGAACTATGTCATGTTGATAACTAATGAACGGTCTATCCTTCATCATAAAGGCGTTTTCTTCAGCTCTTAGGATGTATTCGTCATTAACAATCGTTACCACCGCTTCGACTAGCTCGTCTTTCTTAGTATATTCAAAATCGTCTTTATCTATTTTAGGTTTTAAGAACCTTTTAGGAACTAAACCCCAGTATTCTGTAATCTTTACGTTATCTGACTCATCAGCTTGCTTAGTTTCAGGGTCAAACCCAAATCTAATAGTATTGTAATCACCATCTAAAGGTACATCACGATAAATGCCTGACTTAATACCCTCAACAACATGGTATCTAGGTTTAATAACTTCATGTGCTACACCTAACGCATCTTTTATAGAGTTAGCAGCAGGGTCAATTAGAAATTCTTTAGGTGAAATAGCTTCAATCTTAACATCGATAGAAGGAATCTCTAATAATTCACGAGTGGTAGTCATTGTTCCCTCAACAGGAACTTCTTGTGGCACACGCTCTATATTCTGTTCAACAACAATCTTACCAATACCAGTACCATAGATAGCACCGTTTAAGAACACCTCACAGATAGCATCTTTAACACCAGTCTTTTCTAGGTCTTCTTGTAGTAGATTACGGACATATTCAGCATCAGAGCTGTCTTGGTCTAACATATCGTCTTGAATGTCAAACCATTTGCCACGACCAAACGTAGCTTCTTCTAATTCTGCAACTGAAGCCTCAACAGCTTGTTGTAATGCTGGAGATACGATTCTTGACTTCTCAGAAAGACGCATTCTGTCTGATTGTAACCAAATACCACGCCAAAGACGGTAATACTCATCCCACTTATCCACATAGTTCATATCTCTATGTGTACGCCATCCTTCTAATCTATATGTAAGCCAAGAAGATAGGGCTTGGTACTGAGTTTCTTTGTCATCGAACATAAGTGTTTGATTTCCCTATGAATTTATCCGTAATATATCATAAAGTAAATCTAAAAAACAAGTATTTGCAAAATTAATATCCTGCAACCTCATCAAAAGGTTGCCAATCATCATCTAACTCAATAGTGTGGGCGAAGTCAGCAACAGATACTTGGTCTATGTAAGCAAGAGCATCTAACATATCGTCATGTGCTAATTTGTTAGGAAAATCAAGCATTTGCGAGACAAATGGCTTCCAATCTCTGTCTTCATTATAAGTTATCTGACCATGTTCCATTCTTCCTTGTAACGCCCAGACAATTCTCTCGTTTTTCTTCTTTCCACCATGTCTCATCTCAATAATCGATACATATTGACCTTGAGTACGCATTTCATCCTCTAAATAAGGCATTATCGCGTTCTTTAGTGAGCCAGTTTCAATACCTACAGTAGAAGACTCAACAATCGATGCAGATTTGAGTATTTTCTTGGCTGTTTCCTTAATATTCCATCTTCCATGTAGAATATCTTTAACCCACCACTTGTCTCTATCTATTTTAACAATAGCAATAGCAGTTTCATCAAGTCTTGAGCGTTTTAAGTTACGTTCTTTCTCAACAGCTTCAAATCCAGCAGGGTCAATAGCAATAACATAGCTACCCTCTTCAGGTTCTTCTTCAGTTTTAAACCAAGACTCTTTAAAGATACCACCAGAGAATGTTTCAAAGGATGCCTCGAACTCTTGTCTAAATGACATAGAGGACATAGACTTTGCAGCAGCAGCAATCTCATCTTCGGGGATAAACGGGTTATCAGTAGAGTTAAATTGCCAAGCTTCCCAGTCATCATCAGCTATTGCATCAGTATATAGGTCATAAAAGTGATTCTTACCAGCAGGTGTACCGATAAACAACGCACCACCTCGTACATCCGCAAGCGTAGGTCGAATAATCTGTTCCCACACCACAGGTTTCATAGAAGCGTACTCATCTAATACAACATAGGCTAAACCAACACCACGTAAGGTATCAGGTCTATCAGAACCTTTCAAGAATATCCTTCGCCCATTTATTAAAGTTAATACAGCGGTATTCTCATGAGCAGCAGCAATCAAATCTGCACCTAACTCTTTGAGCATAATCCACATTATGTCTTTAGCTTGTTGAAACGTAGGACCGATATAGAACACATCCTTAGAATCTGACTGAATAGCATTAATCAACAATAACCAAGCAGCTAATCTACTCTTACCGAATCTACGCCCAGCTGCAACGACCTTAAATCTCTTCTCAGAGTTAAATATCTCTAATTGAGCAGGGTGTAAATCAACATTTAATTCAGCCATATTATTTACTCCAGAACTTCTTATAGTTCTTTGCAAACCAACTTGCTTTTTCTTGAGAAGGGAACTCTAAATACTCACCGTTATTAATAGCATAATCAATAGCATAATCATCATCTAATAATTCTAGGTCTCCACTACTACGTTGTACGATATTAGGATAAACAATAAACCTACCATCTATCTCAGCATCACTCATCTGGTGGGTAGCTATTCCATTACCCCAAGGCATAACAGGATATTCCGCAGGATTTAATATCCTCTTAATAAAGTTCTTATTATTATTCAGATATAGAATATTAGTTAATTCATCATCTTCAGTTTCAACAACTACGTTATTTAATTCAGCCATATTATTTAATGAACAGTTGCTTGCTCATGCTCTTTATATATATGTACATAGTATTCCTCAACAATCTCACTCATAGCTTCAATACATAAAGTACAGAAAAACACAGGTGTGTCATTAAACAAACCTTCCATGTGTTCATCATATTCATCAATTGTCTCTTTACAAAGAGTACAGTTATCCAACTACCTCTCCAACTTCAATAATTAAATCGTCATCTTTCTTAGTCTTGGGATTAACCAACTTCTCAACGGGGGTTTCAGCTATTTGAGCTTTAATAGAGTCAGAAGCACCAACATTAATAATAACTTGTGATTGTTGTTTTGATTTATTAGAGTCAACAGCTTTATGTACAGGTAGGATTCTATCAATACACATCTTCAAACAATGTACATCACCTTCCATAGCCATTTCAATTACTTTCTGAACGATTGCAGGTCCACGCTCTGTCATAAGCTCACGAGACAAAGCAGTGTACTTTCTAACACAACCTTTAGGTCTACCAGCAGGGTTAGCAGATACACCTTTCTTCCAATTAGGGTTAGCCATTTAATTATCCAAGTATGGGTTAAACAAATTACATAATAACAGATATATATTCATTTAATTGTATATTAGCATTTGACAGTATAGTATCTATCAGCTAAAATCTTCCTTAACTAGTTAGCCAGGTACTTAGTAGCTATCATTTATATCTACAAGACTAACAAGTTACTGCAGATAGCTTTCGCTTGGTCAGCGAGGTCTTTTCAAATTACCTTTCTTGTGCTATGGGTAGAGTAACATTCACCTTAGCAGTAGCATTGAGCCTCCCCCCTGCCTACATCTAATGGCATACAGAATAAGGGCTTTTAAAGGGCTTGAATACTGTTATATAGTGTACTTTATAGCGTTTTGATACTAACATAAGGGTATGAATTAATATTTGATGGGTAGTAGTTATTTGATGCTTTATTTAGCCTATCTGTAATACTTTATTTATCTATTATTTAATACACTCAATCATTGATTAACCTTTGTTAACTTCTAATGCTATACCATTGAGCGGTTATCCATGCACTACTATAATCGTATTGGTTTACCTTTCTTTGTACGTTAAAAAACCCACCTATTACAGTGGGTTGATAGTTTGTTATTGTTACTGTTTACTTAATCAATTTACCCTAATTCTTTTTTGATTAAAGTGTTGAACGCTAATACTTTACCATGACCATGTTTTTTTATTAAATACCCCTCAAGGTTGTTATATCTTTTCTGAGTGGTTGATTCAATCCATTCTTTGAAAAACGGGT